CTGTCGACGACCGAAGCATCCTCGAAGTAGAAGATGTGCCCGTCGAATGAAGACGACGGCCCACCGGCGCCAGCATGCCCAATGCCAGCGCCGCGCCAACCGAACACCTGAAGCGCCGGAACCGTCATCCGTAGAAGCTGACGTTGAGGACCGCGGACGCCGACTCTTCAATGAACTGCAGGGACTCCAGCGGCCCGGCATAGATCATCTCCTTGTCGACCGGCAGGCGCATCCCGGTGGTGGCGTTCGGCGCCGTCCCGTCGTCCCTCCAGCGCACAGCCTGCACGGTACACGAGATGCGGGCGTAGCGCGCGCCGGCCGGGGTCGTCAGACCCTTGGCGGCTGACAGCCCCGTGACTTGCTCGTACCCAAGCGGGCGCTCTTTCGCCGGTTCGATCTGAGTGGCCATCGTTCTCTCCTTAGATGCCGCTGCCCATGCGGGCCTTGGTTGCGATCTCGCGAGCCTGCATCCGCTCCTTGGCGGCGCGCTCCTCGCGCTTGTCCTGTTGCACCGCCATGAGTTCGATCATGCGGTTGCGCGTGTCCTCCAGCGAGACCTTGTTCTCGTTGGCGTAGCGCAGGTACTCCAGTTGCAGCTTCTTGTCGAGCATCACCTGCTGGTGCTGGCGCTCGGCATTCGCCTCCTGCTGGTCGATCTGCAGTTCCTGCGTGTCGACCTTGGCCTTGATCATGGCGGCGGCGATGCGCGGATCCTGCGGGTTCTCCTGCGCCTTCGCAGCCTCCTCGGCCATCTGCTTCAGCACGCCCTCGACCTCGGTGTCGTCGATCAGGATGCCCTCGGAGTCGACGTGGTTCGACTCGTACAGGCTGCGCAGCCAGTCGTAGCCCGAGCGCTTGTGGAAGCGGCCGAGCATCGGGTGCAGCACGAACTGCCCGATCTGCATCAGGATCTGGCGCTGGCCGTCGCGCACCAGCAGCACCGACGAGCCGCGGGCGTCGACTTGGTAGTCGCCCTTGATCTCCTCGTTCTCGTTGTGCTGCATGTTCCAGTCGTAGTACCGGGTGATGTGCGGATCGGTGATGTTGTCGTCGATCTCCTTCACCAGCCGGCGCAGCACCGTGTTGGCCGCGTTCTGCAGCATGTTGGCGACGCCGACCTGCTCGGGCGCCTGCTTCATGCTGCCTTCCATGATCGCCGGCATCGAGGACTCGTCCTCGGCGAACTGCAGCGCGCGGTCGATCACCTGCATGATCTCGGGGATCCGGCTGCCGACCTGATGGACTTGGAACGCCTTCGCCACGTCCTCGGTGCCGTCCTTCGCCTGCCAGACCTTCGTGCCCGAGATCGACCACGATCCATCTGCTGGCTCCACCAGCTTCTTGTTGACGATGACCTGAATGCCGCCGGACAGGGCGCTGTTGTCCATGACCATGCGCCAGCCGGCGATCACCACCCGGCTCGGGTTGCGCAGGATGAACGGGACGCCAACGCCGAAGACCTGACCCTCGACCTTCTCGTAGACGGCCACGTCGTACGGGATCTCGCCCGAGTCCAGCGGGTTCAGCGCGGCCTTGATCACCCGGCCGTTGCACAGGAACACGCTGCCCGAGACGGCGCTCAGCCTGTCGTCATCGTCCTTGCACTCGCAGCCCGCCACGCCGGCGTCAGCCAGCTTGCCCTTCTCGAACTCGCCGTGCACCACCCAGACCTCGTAGATCGCGTCGGGCCGGTACTCGTACTCGCCGCTGATGAAGCGGTTGTTGCGCTGCTGGTAGCCGTCCTTGTGCGACTGCGGCGCCTCCTGCAGGCACATGCCGATCTGCGAGTCGATGTAGTTCGTCTGCCCGCGCAGGTCGCGCAGCGTCTTGGCGTTGAACTCCTTGCGCTCGACCACGTAGCGCGAGCGCCGGATGTCGCCGCCGCATGCCGGGTCGGGGTAGAAGTTCCACGGGCTGACGCGCTCGGACGCCGGCACGTCGGCCTCGTCGATCTGCAGTTGCCACTTGCCCTTCAGCGGGTCGCGCGCCCACTTGCGCTTCTTGATCGTCCGCGGCGTCGGGCCGCGCAGGATCATCGTGCCCAGCACGCCAATGTCCCACAGCCCCTTGCGGAACTCGGCGTTGTAGTTGCACTCGACCAGTTGATCGTCGATCTCGCGCGCCATCGCGTCGCACTTCTTCCGGGCCTTGCCCAGCACGCCCTGCGCCGCCTGCGCCTTCGTCACCGGGCTGCCGTCCGGGTTCTGCATGACCTGACCCTGCTGGGTCATGATCGTCTCGGTGTCCGTGGCGTCGTCAGCCAGATCGGGATTGGGTGTCGGCTTCAGCCCCCAGTTGCGATCGTCGGTCGGCAGCAGCATGTCGCTGAGCCGGCTGATCGCCGAGTTCGTCTTCGGGCGGGTGACGTTGACCTGAATGCGGGACTTGGCCTGCCGCTGCTTGCCGCCGACCGGCTCCTGCGCGCGCTTCTCCTCGGCGTTGATGCTGGCCTGCACCACGCCTGCCGCCGAGATCTGCGACCAGTCGCCGCCGTAGTACTGCCGCAGGTCTTCGAGCCACCGGGCTTCGATGCCACTCGACCGGCGCGCCTCGACCGCCTCGTCGACCATCTTCGAGACCACCTCGCCGAACTTGCCGACAGAGTCGAGCATGCGCTCCTCTTCCTGCGCGGCGATCTCGCGAAGCTGCTCGATGTCCTGCGGTGATGCCGTGGCGAGGAACTGCTCCAGATCGAAGCCGCCGACCTCGGGCGCCTCGGCCTGCTCGACTTCCATCATCTGCTCGTCGTTCATCAGTAGGTCTCCAGTTCCTCGTACAGCGGCGTCGGTTCAAGCGGGAAGCTGCTCTCGGGTTCGCGCACCCGCACCGGCTCGGCGAACGTCAGCGCCAGCGCATCGCCAAGGTCTGGCGACTTCTCGCCGCGCTTGCGCATCGCCTCCTTGCTCTCGATCTTCAGCCGGCCGCTGCTGTCGTACGTGTAGCCCGGCGCCGTCAGGTCGGCCAGCCACTCGTCCGAGTCGGGCAGGCTCACGGGCTTGGCCTCAAGCCACTTCTTCATCTCGCCCCAGACCTCGGCCCGCTTGTTCGAGTAGCGCTCGCCATCGGCCGCGCCCTCGCCGACGTTCACCGGGATCACCACCGACTTCGCCGAGCGATCCCCGGCGTAGCCCAGTTCCTCCAGCCGGTCGTACACGCCGGCCCCGATCCCGATCACGTCGATAAAGACCGCGTCTGGCTTCTGCGCCTCGATGAAGCGCACGATGATGCCGGCCACCTCCATCGTCGACTTCTTCTCGTACGTCCGGGCGGCGCGCACCTTGCGCCCCTGCCGCACCACGATGGCCGTCCTGTCGTCGCCGTAGCGCGCCGGGTCGACGCCAACCACCATCGGCCCGGTGCTGCCATCCAGCTTCGTCGACCGCGCCCACTGCACCATCCGGCCGGTGATGAACGTGTCGCGCTTCTCGGCGACGAACGCTTCCTGCCAGTTGTTCGGGTACTCCTGCTCGAACTTCGTCACGTCGCCAGCGAAGTCGTTCTCGATCTTCGCCCGGCGCCACGCAAGCTGCCCGTCATTCAGTTCGTACAGGGCGACGAGGTCATCCTCTTCCTGCGTCCGCGCCCAGTCCTTCGGCACCTCCCGGGCGTACTCGGGCTGCCAGAACCACGGGATGAAGATCGGGATGAAGTCGCCCCGGCCGGCGATCGCCACCTTCCAGCGCTTGTAGAAGTCGTTCGAGACCCCGTTCGCCGTCGACTCGACGATCACCTCGGTGCCGTCCATGTCGGGCACCGTCTGCCCGATCCCGGCCCAGTGGGTCTCGGCCATCGGCCAGAAGGCGTACTCGGAGGCGTGGAAGAACTGCGCCGTGCCCGATCGCCCGACCTCCTTCGTCCCCGCGGTCGCCACCTCGTACCGACTGTCGGTGACCGCGAACAACAACTCCTTGACGTTCGAGGCGCCCGTCGACGGCTTGGCCCACGCAGGCTCGCTGTCGTGGTAGCGCTTGGCCATCGCGAACAGGTTGTCCGTCGCCTTCTGCTCGTGGGCCATGACGTACGCCTTGACCCCGGTGCGGTGCTTCAGCTTCCAGCGGAAGCGGCCCTGCACGTAGGTCGACACGCCCTGCTGCCGGCCCTTGAGCACCAGCGCGCGCACCCGGCCGGTCTCCTCGATCTGCTGCTCCAGCCGCTCGTGCAGGTAGCGCTGCGCCCGGTTCAGCAGGAACGGCCGCTCCTTGCCCTCCTTGTCGAGGATGGATAGGAACTTGGCCGCGTAGAACGGGAAGTCCGCCGCAGCCGTGCTCAGTACCTCCGCGCGCCGCGGGTCAAGCATCAGCACCTCGCAGGTGGATCCTCGCCCACTCGTCGAAGTCACTGCCGCCCTCGCCGTCGGCGTCCAGCCCGTGCGCCTTGCGCTCCAGCGGCACCAGCTTGGCGTACGCCGCGGCCAGCTTGTCAGCCACCCCGGCCCGGCTCGCCACCTGCGCCATCAGCAGCAGGTTGCCCACCTCGGTCGGGTGCAGCCCCTTGGCCTCGGCCAGCGAGATGATCTCCTCCGGCTCGAATGCCTGCGCCGCCTTCGTCGCCCCGGCCAGTTCCTCGGCCAGCGACTCGACCACGCCCTTCAGCTTCCCCAGCCCCGTCCGGTGGCTCTCGATGACCCCCACGTTGATGGCAGCCACCACGGCGGCCCGCTCTGTGGCAATCTCGTGGCGTTCTGTGACCACTTCTGCCACAGCCGCCTCGACCAGCTTCTCCTTGGTCATGCGGCTGATCAGGGGGGTCAGGTCTTGCTGCCACCCCTCCTTCTTGGCCCTCTTGGCGATGACCGAGTAGTTCGGGCCGTGCAGGGCCGACAGTTCACGGGTGGTGTACTTCCCCGTCCTGTAGTCCGCCTCGATCCGTTCCCAGTCATAGCCCTTGGCCATCACGCCACCCCCACCTTTTCTTCTCGCAGACGGTGCAGCCAGTACGCCGCCGCTCTCAGCGACTGGCGTGCCTGTGCCACCTCCTTGATCGCGGCATGCGGTTCGAGCGCGTCGATCATCGCCTCGATCTCCGCCATCTTGCGGCTGGCCAGTTCAGGCGTCATGCCTTCGTCTCGTCCAGCTTGTGGTCGCCGCACCAGTCCGCCTCGAAGACGGCCGGGAAGCCGTTCATCGTCGGCGCGTGCCGGCGGCAGCGGCCGATCTGCCCATTGAGGCCGGGCTTGGCCTGCGTCGCCTTGGGCACGAACCACATGCACGTCCGGCACTTCATCCCGGCGCTGCGGTGCGCCCACGGGTCTTCGATGACGCGGAACCTGTCGACCTGCCCGACCTCCATGTTCCCGCCGGCGCCAGCGACGTGAATCGCCGGCCCTGCACTCTCAGCGTAGCCGCTCATCGTCCAACTCACCTCCAGAAGATCGATCCCACACTTGTCGCATCGGCTCATCCCGCGGAACGGGAGGGGCGACGCCTTGCTTCCGCACCTCGGGCAGTCAGGCTGCAGCCCCAGCGGATCTTCCGCACTTGGGGGGTACTGTGGCATCACACGCCCCATGTTGGCAGCACGGCGCCACCCTCGGTTCTTGCAGGCTGCGCTTGATGCAGCGGCTTGCGCCCCGCCAGCCTGTCGAGATGGTCTGCGACACGCGCCAGCGCATCGCTTCGGCAGGTGATCTCGACCGGAGCCTTGATCGGCGGCGCGCCAGTCGTGTCCGGCGCCGGGTACGGGCGCCACACTGGGCGATCTGAGCAGCCGCAGCGCTGCGCCCACGGCGCCATGCCCGCCCCGCAGTTGGGGCAGCGCCAGCCCGTCGGCGCCCAGTATCCGATCATGTCGCGGCAAGCACCAGCAGCACCATCAGGCCGAACGCAGCGCCGACGATGACCGCCACGCGGAACACCGCGTTGTCGGCCCACAGTTCCTTCAGGCCGCCGCGCGCCTCGTTCAGGTCGCCCTCGATCTCCGCCTTGTCGAACTTGCTCTTCCAGTCCATCACGCCCCCTGTCTCTGACCCACCAAGTGGGCCACCAAGTCGCTCTCGATCCAGATCGTCGGCGCCGACTCCGTGTAGACGCCGATCAGCCGCCGCTGCGGCTCTTCCACTGCCGTGGCATGCAAGTCGGCACCATCGGTGCCCTCGTACAGCCACACCTTCCTGCCCGTCGCCAGCGCCAGCCGGCGAACATTCTCGGCGGAGATCCTGATGGCCGAGCGGGTGATGACGCGAATCACGATGCCCCCTTCAGGCACACCTCGTTGACGTACCGCTGCAGCCCGGTCAGTCGCTCGGCGACCTCGTGGTAGGTGCCGTAGTTGGCGATGACGGCGCGGATAGCGTCTTGAGGGGAGGTGCCGGCCGCATCAGTTCCGGCGGCGGGGGCGGGATCGGGTTCGTGACCACGGGCGGCGGCATCGTGGAGCAGCCGCCAGCCAGCAGGCAGAGCAGGAGCATCGCTCGGGACATAGACCTCGACCCTTCTGGTGATGACCTCGGTCACGGTGCGGACGCGCTCGATCGCCTCCACGTTCGCCACTGCGATCGCGTTGACCGTCGCGACCCGGGCCTCCAACTGCGCGCGCTCGATGCGGCGCGCTTCGGCATCGGCGGCAGCCTGCTGTGCGAGCATCACCTCGTACCCAGCTTCAGCCGCCGCCGACCCATCGAACCTGCCCTTCACGTAGATGCCGGCCACCGCGGCGACGATCGCAGCCGCCACCAGCAGGTGCGGAAGGAATCGCATCAGTACCGGGATCACTGCGCCTCCGCGGGCGCCGTGCCCTTGATCTTCTGCGCCGTGTTGCCGGCGACGTAGATCCCCACGATGCCGATCATCACGTCACGCCACACCGCGGCGTCGATCTTCCCGAACCAGAGCACCGCTGTGCTGGTCACCAGCACCGCCAGCGTCAGCAGCCACCGCCTGCCGCCCAAGTCCTCGTACCTGATCCTCATGACACGGGGCCACCGAACAAGACCGCCAGCTTGGGACCGGCAACGATCCACAGCGCGCTGACTGTGGCACTCACACCGGCCGCCCACGCAATGACTTTCGTCTTCCCCTCGGACAGGATGCGCACCTCTTTTTCCAGCGCCTCGACCTTTTCCTTCATCTGCCGGATGTCATACCCAAGCTGGCGAACATCCCCGGCCACAGTGGAAGTGTTGCTCATGTGCTCTCGCAGCGCGTCCTTCATTGCCAGCAACTCCTTTTCCTCGCCTCTGATGTGTTGCTGGATTGACGAAACCATTGAGTTCATCAACGTCTCGATGCGGACCAGCCTTTCGCCTAGCGTTTCACGATGAAGATCTGGCTGGGGGATGGGTTCGGGTACTGACGCTGACATTTCATCCTCACGCTACGAACTGCTCTTCGACCGCGCTGAGCAACGCGCGCCGATCTTCGATGCCGGTCAGGCCACCGTTGATTCTGCGGGTCAGCCCCTCGAAATCACCCTCGCGAACGTACTTGCAACCGTCAATCCTCTGCCAGAACCACGCCGCCGAGTGCGCGGCGTACCGCGGCGTCGTCAGTAGGTCTGGGTGCTGCATCACGTCGACACCAGTCTCGACGGTGTAGGCCGCGTAGTTGGCGCGGCCGGTCAGTTGGATGTAGCCCCTGCCGCGGAAGCGCCAGCCGTCACCGCTCTCGGGCGGGCCATTGCCCATCCGGTTGGCGTAGACCTCGTTCGCGATCTTCTCCGGCCGCCGAGCGTACGCCTCGGCATTCAGCCTCCCATCAGGGAAGCGATCGAGGATGATCTCGCCCTCGCGCGGCAGGCGGAAGCGGCTTGGCCACACCTGCGCCAACCGCTTCGCGCTGTAGTTCAGGTTCTCTTCGAGGCGCTGGAAGTTGCCAGACTCGTGCGCGATCTGCGCCACCCATGCGGCACGAGACTTCGGCCCACAGATCTCGAAGTCCTTCGCCGCGTTGTTCAGCGGAACGGCAACGCCCGCGGCGAGGATGCTGCTGATGCCCAGCGCCTTGATCAGCCTCTCCTCCGTAATGTCGTCGTTCATCTGCCGTTTAGTTCGTTTTCGCGATTCGCGAATCGCGAATGCTGGTTGCGGGGGGAGGACTCGAACCTCCGACCCTCGGATTATGAATCCGACGCTCTACCTGCTGAGCTACCCCGCCTTGTCTGGCATGGCCGGCATGGAATCGAACCCGCCACAGCAGGTGTTGAAGACCCGCTCGCCGCCTTGGAACATTCGGCCATGTGTTGCATTCCGTATGCACTTCTCGACAACTACCGATGACTTGTGCGTATGAGTTGGGGAAGGACGGCGACCCCAACTCGGTACTCACCTGCGAGCCGTCATGCTAGGCGTGGTAGTCGCCCCGGGGCGCCGGCACCACGCAATCCTCCTGCCCCACTCTCAGCGCCACCTTCTGGCCTCGCCTGAACGCGCGCTCTTCCATCTCCCTCTGCCCCGGCTGCGTCTTCTCTCTGCCCTTCACGAGTCGGCACTGCATGCACCTGCAGGACTTCGGCGTGCCCTTTACAGCAGCGCTCATGAACGAGAAGACCTGCGGCAGTTCCGCCTGCGGCAGGTCTTGTTCCTTACCCCAGCACCCCTTGTGCACGGGACGCTCGCCCTCGAAGAGCATGAACGGGCCGGGGGCGATGGGCTTGGCGCACCTGAAGCACACCGGGTCAGCCATCACATCGTCCTCTTCGTTCGGATGGACACAATCGGGCGTCCATCCATGTTCGGGTGGAACCCGGGCCGCGGCGCGCGCAACTCACCGCGCGCCAGTCGACTGAGATTCTCCATCCTGCCGTTCCAGATCGGCTCGATTCGGTAGCCGGTCAACAGGACGAACGGGCCGAAGCGGCGCTGCGTCTCGTGCATCCACGTGCCGTCAGGGCAGCGCAGCCAGAACGTCAGCTTCCTTTCGCCGTACCGGCCGTCGACCTCCATCTTCAGTCGCTCGTACTTGATCGAGGGATCTTTCAGCCACCCGGGCTTGCAGTAGTACGCAACCCCGTACCCACTGTTGCGCCACGCCAGCCAGACCACGTCGCCCACGTACCTCCCGAAGCGGGAGTAGATCTCCGCCATCGTCGGTTCGTTGCTTGCCGTCGGCGTAGTGCCGCACCCGAAGGGACTCACCGGGTCATCAGGTGTCCGCATCAACGACGGATACCGGCCCCAGATGGCGAAAATCGGCACCGCCAACTTCAGCAGCACCTTCAGTGGGAAGCGGGACAGGTTCACCAGCCTCTGCTTCCACGGCAGCTTGTACGGCTCGCGCGCCATCGCGGCGGCCAATGGGCCTCAGCCCCAGAACTTCCACCACGGGCGCTTCGGCGCAACGACGGCCGGAACTACCAGCACCGTCTTCGGCGCCACCGGGCCGAGGCTGATGCTGCTGTTGATCTCGGCCTCGGTCATTCCCGGCTTCGGGTCAACCCAAGGCGTGCCGTCGGCTTCGACGCGCTCCATGTAGATGCCGTTCTCGTTGACCCGGCTCACGTAGAAGACGCCGTTGATGTTGATGACGCGATCGACCATGCTGCCCTCCGAGGTTGTCTGGGCCGAGGTTTTTCGGGTGTGACTCGGCGGCCACCCGGAGCGCGCGTCTGGCAGACTGGAACGCGCCCCTGTACCTTAGACCGACATTGTAGTTCCGAGTTCCCGTCGTGCCGCTCCACGATGTGAAATACCTACCGTTCGTCGGCTAGATCCTGCCGCCGGTCGGTCTGGGGGCTTGACATGGTCGGAACCTATCTTTAGAAAGCGAACTGTGGCGGCTGCAGATCAACGCGGCGAGCAAGACCGGCCACCCGCCTCGTAGCACGGCGGCCCAAGGGCGAAAGCCACAGGAGTCAGCTACCACCTGAATGGTGCAGCCGGGGAACAGCGAAGCCAAGCGCCGAGACCCCGTAGCCCGGAGCTGAAGTGCGGCACTCCGAACAAGGCGACTGTCAGGCTAGGGTGACCCGGTGCTGAACCGGCGGGAGTTCGAGTCTGCATGAGCAGACAGCAGCGCACCAGTGGCCAATAAGGGTATCGGCGTCGGACAGCACTCTCCGGCGTCCGTGTAACAGCATCCCCCAAGTCGCCCCGATGGCGAGACACTGAATGCGCTGCTGCCTGTTCACAAGGAGAAAGCATGAACACTCGCATCCAGCATCGCGCCATCTGCTTCGCATGCGGTCGCCAGCAGGCGGTCGACGGCGGAGGCTACATCGCCGACCACGGCTTCACGATCGACTGGGGCAGTAGGAACGGTCGGTGCTTCGGCAGCCGGCGCCCGCACTTCGGCACGCCGGGCGGCCGAGACCTGCGCGCCGATCTGGCTGGCAACATCGCCCGGCAGGGTCTCGACTACCGGAAGCGCGCCGAGGGCATCGCGGCCGGCACGATCACGCCGCGCCTGTTCGACAGCCGCAAGCTGCCGATCGAGAACCCAGCGCCGTGGCAGATCAACCAGCACGTCAGCGCACTGCAGCGCAAGGCCGAGATGTACCTCGGCGAGGCGCAGCGACTGACGGTCTCGGTCGAGCAGTGGCAAGAGCGCTTCCCGGTCGAGGTGCTGGTCGAGACGCGCAGCGGCCCGCTGCTGCACGCCCGGGGCGGCTACGGCGCCCTGTGCGCCGGCAGCGTGATGGGCGGCCGCAACAAGATCAAGGTCGACGACGACAAGGTCACCTGCCCGAAGTGCCTGAAGCGGCTCGAAGAACTGCGCGCCAAGGGCAAGCGCTGAACACCCGCCGGCCTCGGCCGGCACTTGACGAATCACAGGAGGCAACATGATCGTGACGAACTTCTTCGCCGCATCGGATCTCGCGGTGGTCGACGTCAACCCGGAGATGGCTGACATGAGCAACCCGCGCGGCGAGATCATCGGCTACGCCAGCTACGTGTACGCCGACTCAGAGCGTGGCGACCGGCTGCGCAAGCCGATCACCGTCTCCCGCTGGGAGAAGGAAGCGATGGAGCCGGCCGAAGCGCTGGCCCGCGCGCTGAACGCCCGGCTCGCCGCCGGGAAGCTGCCGGTCGGGTTCGATCGGTGGGAAGCGGCCCGCCCGGGCTACGGCTCGGACGCCTACATCGAATACGGCGCGGCCGACGATCTGGCCGCCGAACGTGAAGAGGAGTTCACATGATCGAGTACCTGCTTCGCCTGCTGAACAACGGCTGGGAGTTTCCCGACGCCGCGTACAAGACCTCGGTCGACTGCAACGTCGACTACGACGAGGTGGTCGCCCGCTACGACGACTACTGCTGCGCGGCCAATCACATCAGCGACGCGGAGGCGGCATGATCACCCGGCGCGAATCACTCGCCCGCGGCACTGGCGGCGTCATCGCGATCGAGGGCGACGACAGGGCCGAACTCGACGCCGAGGCGACCCGCATCAAGGCCGGCATCGACTTCATGCGCAGCCCCTCGGTGCAGCGCTTCTACCTCGGCGACGACAAGTGGCGCGCCGAGATCACCTACTACGGACTCGACTGAGGAGGCAACATGAGCGAGCGCGATTCATTCCCCGGCTACCCGCACCTGAAGCGGGTCTGCTACTCCCCGCGCTACGGCAGGATGGAACTGCTGAGCGTCTCCCGCACCAGCGACGGCTTCCTGACCGGCTTCGCCAAGATCGGCACCGGCAAGGACGCCTACATGCACAGCGTGTTCCTCGGCAGCGACCCTCGGATCGCCGCCTGACCAACCCAACCGGAGAACATCATGAGCGACACGATCCTCACCGCCGAACGCCGTCAAGACATAGCCGACATGATCAACAAGATCATCGTCGCCAGCATCATGACCGACACGTTCAGCCGCGAAGCGTCCGAACTGGGCGCCAAGGCCCGCCTCGCCTGCAACGAAGCAGACGCCGACGCGCTCTACAGGCAGTCCCGCGAGAAGCACGAGCGCTGGGGCCGGTGGTGGAACAGCGGCCACGAAGCAGCCGAAAAGCTGCGCGGCATGGGCATCCCGGTCATCACCTACGCCAAGCCGGCGAAACTCTGATCGCCCGCCCCTTCGGGGGCACTTGACGAATCACAGGAGGCACCATGCACGTCTACTACGTCAGCGACACGGTACGTCGCAAGTACTTCCCGACGCTGGTCGACGCCCACAAGGCGGCGAAGGAGCCGATCAACCTGAGCGAGGAGTCGGGCTTCCGGCGCGACTGGGTTCGCATCGAACTGGTCAGCGTCGAAACCAGCAAGGACGCGGTGCTCGCCATGCTGAACGGCGAGCAGTTCTACCGCTACGGGCCGAACGAGCAGGCCCGCTCGATCGAGACCGTCCTTCGGGTCTGGGAACTCTCCCCGCGCGGCGCGCTGGTAGAGGTGACCGGCAAGGCCGAGTAGCACCCGGCGCCTTCGGGCGCCACTTGATTCGATCCACACAATCGCAGCGAGGCTACGGCATGATGCAACTTTTCAACCGCGCCGGCACGGCGTGCGAGCCGACCGTCCACGACGACAAGGGTAGGCCGTTCCGCACGTTCGGCACGAAGTGCTCGCGCTGCGGCGGACAGGGCGGCGCAGAGCAGTGGCGCCACACCGGCTACACCTGCTTCGACTGCGCTGGCTCCGGCCGCGGCCCGAACAAGTCCGAGCCGCTGTACGACGCCGACAAGCTGGCGAAGCTGAACGCGGCGCAGGCCAAGCGCGACGCGAAGAAGACGGAGAAGCGCAACGCCGAACTGGCGGAGCAGGCGGCGAAGACCGACCGGCTGCTGCAGATCTTCTTCACACAGTGCCCAGACGTGAGCCGCTGGATCAACGCGAACGCCGGCACCAGCGAGTTCGCCGGCAGCCTGCGCGACCAACTGCTCCGCAAGGGCGACCTGTCGGCAGCCCAGATCGAAGCGGTTCGCCGCTCGATCGCGCGCGAGACGTCGATGGCCGAAAGCGTGTTCGTCGGCGCCGTCGGCGAACGCCGCGAGTTCACGGTCACCGTCGACCGAGTGTTCGACTTCGAGATCAGCCGCTACCCGCTGATCATCAGCTACACC